CAGCAGGATAGATTCCTTTGGATCAAAAATTGATTCGATGATTGGCGCGTTATTCATCGCACCACTATTTCGAGTTGTAATAAGTTGCATAGTAGGTTTCCTTTCTTAAATCAGAACGCGGACGAGCCGGTACCGAGGACGAAGTTCATGCGACGGTTCGTACACATGAGGTTCAGAGTGGTATCAACGTGGGTAACAAACACGCTGTGTTGCGTACTTGCTGGCGTTGGCCCTTCTTCGCGCATGTATTCGCCAGCCAAGAATGCTGGCTTGAGGACGCCCCAATTGATGCCGTAAATTGGGTTGGCGGTGTTGCTTTCAAGGAAAGGAACCCAAGTCACAGGAACCTGACGGAACATCAGACGACCGTCCTTGGAAGCAATGTCGTTGCCAAGGTTGTCGTTCTGTGCTTCAAGAGCCTCTTCAAGAGGGCCGATCACCGAGTAGTTCGTGTAGTAACCGTAGTTGTTACCCGTGTTGTACGAAGGTGATGGAACCGGAGGCTTGAAGTTGGTAAACGTAGCCGCACGTCGCCACTTACGGATGAGATCCGTAGAAGTAACCGCCGTGTACTGCGCTGCCCAGTTCTGCCAACTTGGATAAGTACTAGAAGAAATGTTTCCTGCGCCAGCGGTAAAGCCAGCAGGATTTCCGCCTTCAAAGCCACCGTTCGCATTGACAAAGGTACCGGGGTAGCAAAGCCAATAAGGAACACCAAACATCTGCTGGTTGTCAGTGGAGTTCACTGGCTTGTTCCAGAATCGGGTTTCCATGTGCTTGGCCAAGTCAATCATTGCGTCATTACGACGAATGCGGACAAGGTCAACGATTTCCGCTGGAGCGCGGTTCATTGCTACTTCACGACGCTCAATGGCGTAGTTGGTAGTAACGTGACGCCACGGAATGTTCGCAGTCTGCATAACGTCAGAAACGTTTACAGAATCAGTTGCGTACATTTCAGTGTCCTTTGCTGCGCCCGAAGTGGCGGTAGCAATGTTCCACTGAATGCCGTAACCACTCTGGAACGAAACCTTCTCGCGCTGAAGCAGCATGGGAAGAGCAACGTGTTCCTGAAGGGTGTACGAAATATCACTCCACTTCATACGACCAAGATCGCGCTGTGTCGTCTTGATCAAGTCTGCAATGTCATCTGCCTGTAGATAGGCCATGATGTTCTCCTAGTAAGTAATTTAAGTTAGACTGTCCGGGACGTTGGACATTCGATCTCGCATCAATTGAGTAACGCTTTCAATTGCTCTGTCGCGACCACTTACAACGCGCTTGCCATTGTTCGTTGGTCGTGCAATCAATTGAGATTCACGTTGCTTAACTTGGTTGCTAAGTCGTCGTCGTTCAGCCTTTTGGACTTGGCTACCGAAAACGCTTCGGATTGCCTGATCAAACGTTTCGCGGGAGTCCGGGATCCTCTTTTTGGATGCCTTCGCTCCATCGCGGATTCGTTGCATTTCCTCGACAACAGTTGCACGAGCCTTATATTCCTCGGAACGAGGAGATAGTGAAGATGCAGGGCCGTCACCAAACAGGTCAACGTAATCGTCGCCCAGTTTGGCAATCAGGTAATCAGCATCTTCTGGTCGTGCAGTACTGGTAGCAGAATCAACAGACTTAGATCGAAGTTTGTCTAACTCTACTTTTAACGCCTTGATTGCTTTGATTGCTGACGGATCAAGTGCATCGTCCGCATCAATAGCATCAACAGCGTCGTACTCGGAAAATAGGCCTTCGCCTTCTTCAGACTTACGTCTGGAATCTAGATCGACATTGGTTTCCGTGGTTGCTTGCCGCTGAAGAGCGGAAATCACGCTTCGGAGTGCGCCAGTGTCTTTAATTTGTTCGATCTCGTCTTCATTCATGCCAAGCCCACGCGCTTTGACAGTGAGACTCTGCAACAATGCAGAATCAGACTCATCAACTGGTTCAGCGGGTTGCTTAGAGTCCGGCGCGCCGGACTTTTTGTCAGATGAAGTAATGACATCAAAGTGACTTGAGTCGGGTTCGTCAAAGTCAAGTGGATCAGGACGACTCTTGTCGTTCAATTGCTCGCGAGTTGGAAAAGCATCACGCTCACCAGCATCGAATGGAGGAATGAAGTTGTCGTTTTCTTCGTTAGTCGCCATATCCTGCGTTCCTATCAATGAATCCACGCGCTGCAAGATACCGCTTACGGTGCGTTCGGTCAGTAAAAATCGCTTGGCCAGTTCGCTGGTCAAACTGTGTCGGCACCCCGATTGACTCGGAGTGCTGGTATGCCTCTTGTGCTTGGTCTGGGTGTACCCCGGCAGCGTCAGACCGCATTGGCCACGCTCCTGCCCTGACTACCTCGACACCGGAGTGTTCCGCAACCATGTCGCGGATAAGGGTCTTTCCCTCATGCTCCAGTTGGCCTTCCACTTCACGGGAAAGCATGTCGGCAATAGTCATTACTACTTCGACCAAACGCATATTTTCGTCACGATAGAGATATGTAGGCATTTTACTGTTGTTGTCCCTGATTTGCCATTGCCATCAGGTTTCGCATGGATTCTTGATCGTTACCCTGACGGGTAGCACCGGAGATGTTCTCGCGGATATTGGTTCGACTTGTAACAGGTGATTGCAATGGACGCTCGCCACTGCTTGCGCCACCGGCCATCTCAGCCATTTGCTGTAGTTCTTCCTGCGGGATCTTTTCAAGGATCTGTTCCAGTTCAGGAAGGTTGGAGTATTGCGCCATGATCTTCATAAACGCTTCCATATCCACGCCAATGCCACGTTCCTTCAACTGTGGCGCAAGCGGGATAATGAAATTGGTCATCATCTGGCTGATGGTTGACAGACGCTCCGTAGGTGTTCGACTTTGCATCGAATACGGCGCAATCTCAATCATGTAATCAAGCATGTCGCCCTCGCGGATGTCCTGCGAGAATTCAACTGGAATTGAAAAGTCAGTTCCGGGAATCTTCTTTATAACCTTTGGAACCGTAATTGGATCATTCCAAAGATAATCGCCAATGCTTTCCATTACCTTTCTTACGGCTGTTGTTGTACGGTCTTGCATGTCAGCAATCAACATGTTGGCAGAACGCTGAATCAGCGATTCTTGTCCGACCGTGTTTGCCTGACGACCAAGACCACCAAGAGCATCAAGATTACCGCCGAGATAGACAAAGAGATCCTTGATCTGTAGGAGGAATGCAATGCTTGCAGAATCAGGGCCGCCAAAGCGAGCCTCGCGAGTGGCTTGGGGATTGTCCGCACGAATAGTGTCTCCATCGTTTGATTGAATCAAACGACGACCATCTTCTTCTGCGCCACCAGAAACGATGGTGACAGTCTTTTGACGATCTGCTTGGCGAACGAGTTTGCGGAACACACGATTAGATGCATCGTGCAGGTCTAGCATGGCTTGTGCTGGAGGGAGAGGCATAATGTTGCCCGGAACGTCTCCAAACGACAAAATGTGGTACGGGCCAATTTCAGGGCCTTTCCAATCCACCACTCGTATGATCTTTCCAGATGCAATGCCGCTTTGATCGTTGCATTGCACTGTGACAAACAGGTTGTCGTATGGAAGCCACAAATCCCACAACTCCAGCAGGTCGATATAACCGCGCTGTGGGTTCCATCCGCCGAGTCCACCTGTTTGTAAAATGGAAACTCTTTCATCACCTTGTTCGTTGTAATCAGTTTGGCGTGATGGCTGAAGTTCTTCTTTACCAAAAATCTTCAAGTCCATTGCTGCTTCATAAGGAAGTGTGTAACGGTTACCAACGTATTGACACAAGTCCCAAGACTTAGAGTTCATGTCAAATACAAAGTCGTCAAAATCAACGACATCTGCAAATGGAAGTCCCGCGTCATGCATGTAGCCCTCAATCTCTGCTTGATTGCCGGGAGAGATGCCAACCTTCATAACGCCAATAGAGAACATTGCATCAATGACCCACTTTGAAATACTGGACTCAAGATCAATCTCTCTGACCATCCAATTTAATGCAAGTTCAAAGTTTGCTGCTGTTGGTGCAAGATCAGGATCCTTTGGAATAACCAAAGCCTGTGGCGCGCGCGCGGCAACTTGACGGCGATAGATGTTGATCGCCATCTGCATCAGGTTCAATGGAACCTTTTCATTCGCGCCCATCTCACCATAGTTACTTCCAACATATGCACGGACAGCGGCCAGACGCTGTTCACGGAACGGCTGCATTCGATTGCGAGAAAAATCAACAGACTCTAAAAGTCTGGATGCCTTCTTGTCGTCAATGGTTAGGTTGCGCTTTTTTGCCATTACCAACTTGTCCGTTCTAATTTTTTCTGTTGCGCGAGAAGTCTGCGCCACGCAAGCGTACCCGGCAACAGTTCTTGTTCGGCAATTCTTTGCTGTGTTTTTCCACGCATTCCCTTCCAACAAAGGGCATCGGCTGTTGGTCGGTCACCGTGGTTCTCTCTTGCTCCCGACGGGTCGGGCGTTGCAAGGGATCTACCGTGAACGACCCAGCCGGTTTCGGTATACACAATCTCCTTGCACTCACGCAAGGCATCTGCACTTCGGTTCATGCACTCGCCACAGTTCAATGCTCTCCTGTACTCGCCATACAAGGCGCGCTTTTCGTCCTTGGTAGGCCACCAGCCGGGGATATTTGACGCCTTTGCACCGATAGCCAACTCATTCTTACGGTAATAAACGTTCCGATACCCGTTCTGGATGACCACATCCCCGAAGTTTCGACCCGGCCCCGGTGCTTCCCAGACCATGTAAGCCTCGTTCTGCATGCCCTTAAACCACTTGCCAAGGGCAACTGCATACTTCCCCAACTCGTCTGGGCGGATCTTGGAGTTGACAAACTCCCCCACCTTCTCCCCGGTCAAACAGTCCCCAATAGAAATAACGCTATTGGAAGATCCGGTACCAGTAGCGATATCCACTCCCAGTGCATAATTTCTATCAGACGGCAACTTCATACCCAGCAC